TTGGGAGCATAGCCAAAAGAGGATTGTCCTTATATACCATGTTCTCCACTCTGTCATCAGTATAGTGCTGCTTAAGTGCTGCAGCAAATGAAGTTAAATCGAGTGCAGACATTATAGTCTCCTTAAAATAAAAAGGTTAAACATTGGTATTTTTTTACTGCAACCTTAAAAGCCTAGTCTACCCATTGGAGTAGCTTTGCTATCTCGGCCTTAGATTCCTCATCACTTAAACTGCGCTCCGATCTATTAGGCACCTGGGAGGCTTCGGTGTTCGACAGGGTTACTGACTCCTGTCCTTGTGCTTGTGATGGCTCTGCTCCTTCTTCTCCGGAAGGTTCGGTAGAGGCTAACTTCTTAACGGCAAGTATCTTTCTGGCTTCTTCCTCTAAGTAATTCTCTACTGCTTTCGCAGCTTGCTCAGTCTCTAATAGTTCTCCAGATTCCTGGTAGTGCTGATCAATCACATCAAAAACTAAGTCGACAGCGTCATTGGCTCTGATCAATTCGTACTCTTCGTTACTGTTTACGTAATCAGTAAGTTCAGACTTAAAGCTGTCAAGGATCTCAGCGTCCTGCTGCTCCTCAACTTTTTGCTTGTAACTTTCAAACTCTTCTTTTAGCTGCTGAAGTTCAGACTTGTACTCGGTCTGCATTTCATCCTTCAGCCGCTTAATTTTCATATCTGGAGTAGGATTACCGTCGTTTAACACAAGATCGGCTAGATCCTGCATAGTAATTCCATTCTCCTCTAGCAGCTTTAGAGGCTCACTCTTGAGTCTCTTACTTAAAGCTTCGGCGTTAGCAGCCTTCTCTTGAGCAGATTTCTGCTGCTCTTCCCACTCGGCCATAGTTTGCTTAAGCTGAGCTTCGCGGTCTCTCAGGGCCTTTTCCTGCCTACTTAAAGCAGCAAAGCGGGCCGCGAATCTATCATTCTCTGTCGGTTTATCCGGATCAGCCTGCTGGTCAACTTTCTGACTTAACTGATCTGCCTGGTTTTCCGCTAGGGCCTGCTTTACCTCTTCCTTGCCCTGACCAGATTCTACTACACCTTCTACCGCTGGCATTACTGCCGCTTCTTGTTCCGACATATATTTCTCCTTTTCTTACGTCGTGGACACTAAGTCCGCCCCTTAAACGGGGCATCTAGTTATATAAGTTTGTTTTATCCCTCAGTTGGCAGCAGATCAGATATAGGAGCTTCTGCGGCCTGTCCAGTAGGATCAGCTGGAGGAGGCGCTACAGATACTGGAGGTATCGCTCCCTGAGCTTCCATTTGCTGCTGAGCCATAGCATCTGCCTGCTGTGCCTGAGCCTCCTGCTGCGCTCTCTGCATCAAAGCATTAGCGTCGTCAATCCAGCGCCTAAGCAGATCTAACCGCTCTTCCGGAGCTTTCTGGGCTCTAAAGTGTAGGTAGGCCTGCTGCATCTTCATAATACCAAATTCTAAATTCTGGAAAGGTTCTGGAGTCTGATAATTCCCTTTCTCTATAATCTCGTCAATCACGCGCTCAATATCTTCGATTCCGGCGTTGTTAAAGTTGTAGAAGGCCTCGAGGTCTGGGAAGTCAAGCAGCTTCATTCCCTGCTCACGCCCAATCAGGCCTGCCTGCATCAGCTCCTGCACGTCCTGCAGTCTGCCCGCTGGATGCTGAGAAAGTGAAGAAGTCGGGAATACTTGCATGAGGTACTTATCGTCTTCCATGTCAATCTCTTTCCAGTTGATAGTCTGAAGGAATTTGCCGCCCTTAACTCTGACTTTAAAATCATCTGTGTCCTTGGCGATGTCTCTTGTCAGGTCAATCATAATCTTGGCCGCTTCCAGGTAAGTCTGCTCGTATCGAGTGGCCACATCCATAAATCTCTCCGACTCAATATCGGTGAATTCTCGAAGTGCCTTACCAGAATCTAGCCCAGAAGGCTTAGCACTCTGAGCAGATAGCTGAGATACCCCGGCTACTTCAAAGGCTCTCTGGTACAATCTGTCAAGATGACTGAACAAATCGGGGGGTACTTTTCCTAGAGGTCCAAAAGTAGGCGGTGTTCCTGCGTATGTTATGATCCCGCCAATCTTGTTATCCAGATGAGCCTTTACAATCTTAGAACTAGCTTCTACTAGAAGCTTAGGAACAGACACAAGGTGCATAGAAATTTGAATAGTGCGAAGAATCTTGTTAATCTCTAGCTGAATACCAGAAAGCTGCTCAGCTAGTCCCTGTCCAAAAAATCCAATAGGACGAACGCCCCAGCGTTGAACTACGAAAGGAAAGTACTGCTTATTGTACTCCTCGACCAGAAGAGTTTGGTTTTCAATAGTAATGGCCCGCTTTCCGTCCTTTGCATCAGGTCCGCTAGGGAGATGCCAGGACTCAATAACTACGATCATGTTCTGCTGACGTACCCCCGGCATGTTAAAAGGCTCTGAACCCTCGGCTGCATCAATAGCTCCAGCGTACTTAGGAAACATCTCCTTAAGCACTTCACGATTGTAAAACTTAACCTGGTGCATCTGCCTAGGCTGGCCGTAAATAGATTCAGCATCATCCACAATAAGTTCGTCAATCAAAACTCGCTCAGCTTTAATCTTATTTCCCTTTCGGAATATCTTAACCGCCCCAGTTCCGAAGATGCAGGAGTCCTGAAAGGCTCTGGCAGATTCTGCGTGATAATTTACATTGTGAAACTGACCGTCCACGAACTTAGTTAGCTTCTTGGCTTTTTGTTGAAGAGACCAGTCCCCCCCATCAGTCAAGAAAGAAGCACGTGGTTTATTTTTAGTGATCTTGCTAGTAACAGTATCGATCATAGACTGGATCACATTCAGCGTGACTCTGTGCTTGATATTAAATCCGCCTTGGCGGTCGAGTAGCTGGGTGTTAGTAATGTGAGAATACCAGGGGTGGGAACGCATGTAATCAGAGCTGCCGTAGAGGCGCATGTGCTTAACATTACCTGATCTGTGATATGCCTGATGCTTGTCTAGAAAGGAGATGTACTGAAAAATGGACTTATGTACTTCCTTGTCCTTCTCTTTCCACCAAAAAAAGTTGTTATTATTGCCGTCTTTAAGCATTTAGACTCCTATCTAGCAGACCAGTACAGGGCTTCTTCTTCGTCAATGTCTTCCTCAGATTTTGGAGCTGGCGAGTAGTTAGGAATATTTACCTGGCGTCCTTCCTCGTCCTCTAGTACATCTGCGATGGAGAGAGGGCTAAATTTGACCTTTACTCCGTCCACTTCTAGGTCTGTAATCTTCTCTTTTTTGGCCCAGATTATAAACTCTTTCAAATCTTTAATATTACTGAACATTGACATTAAGCCCTCCAAATTACTATTTATATTGATATGTTATTCCCAGTCATCAAATATGAACTCCATATCGTCCATATCCACAATATCGTCTCCGCCCTTCATAGAGCGTTCCATCTTCTCAGCCTCTTCTTCCTCTAGCTTGGCCATGTACTCGTCAGTGTGAGGCATAACTGAAGGATCAGGATCACGGTAGAAGTAGTGCTTACACTCTCTCCAGGCGTACAGGACAGCGTCTCCAATATCTGTGTGGTAGACATCCGATATCTTAGGCCGCTGAGGATTGGAAAAGTCCCACTGGACCCGGTCGCAGTCCTCCTCGAAGATAGAGCCCTTATAGGCCTTGAACAGGCCTCTTCTCAAATCATCGTTAAGTAGCTTGATAAATTCGAGCTTTCTGGTCTTTTCAGCCGCCTCTAGAGGTACGCCGTGTCTAGTCTGGATCTCGGCCTGAATTTTCTTACCCAGGGCTCCAGCATCCATAACCATTTTAATAGGCTTATACTTCTGCCTGAGCCTGTTTATTTGCTGGACCAGCTGAGTTACGTTCTGCTCTGATTTTAAATATTCTTCGACCAGGTACACGTTCTTATCTTCATGACTATAGCCCAGGACTGCAATAGCATCAGCATCGTTAAACCCTATATCAATGCCAAATATGTAGTCCATCTTGCCTTCCGGCATATCTATCTGGCGGTAAGTGTTCAGCGTCTTATCAAATCGAAATACTAGAGCATCTACATCATGTACCCACTGCCCGAGCGATTCACGGCGGTACGTAGGATCATTCTCCGTAATCCCTCGACGCTTTCGCTCCTGGGCCAGGATCTCCGAAGGCTCCTTACCTGATTTTATCTTAATGTGAGGATTATCTAAGATGGTCCAGTGGTGATGCCCCCATTCTATGTTATGAGACATGTCGTAGAAGTAACCAGCGGCCACAGGCCCAGGCGTCCCGATCAGGCAGAGTGTGCCATCGTAGTCATAGAGCGCGGGCACTAGAATATCATCCACTAGCTTTTCAATGTAGGCTCGGAAGGACTGCGCCTCATCAATGTAAACCTTCTTCAAAGACATTCCACGAAACTTATCAATCTCAGCCTCGTCTTTAGCACCTGATACGTGAACCATGGACTCGTTGGGAAGCTGAAGCGTAAGTTCTGTCTTATCCGGGACTCCTCCTAGGTCAAATTCCTTGTTCAACCTAAGTATCTCTCTCCAGATAATCCTCTTGGCTGTTCTACGGGATAGAGTGATGTAAGCAACATCGCAGCGTGCAGTCTTAAGTGCTGTATCTAACAAATCTGCAGCACAGCTAACCGACTTGCCCGATCTACGAGAGCAGACAGCGGTCTTAAATTTTGCAGGGTCTTTGATAAATTTGACCTGCTCTTCGAAGCAGTAATCTTCTACGTCAAATACAGGCCTAGTCTTATCCTCTACTAACTTAGTAGCCCTTCTTCTTAGCTCCTTTCGGGCAGCTAATTTCTTGGACATTACTTACTTTTTACAGATTTAAGCTTTGACTTAACAGGAGCAGCAAGTCCTGCGGCCTTTTTAAGATCTTCAGGGTCTACGAGAACGTAAGCTACGTTACCTGTAGGAACCAGAGCAGCGTATTCCTTGCCATCTTTTTCTACAATGGCGTAGATTAGCTCTTTATTCGCGCCTACGAAGCCCATCTCTGCAATAGTCTGACGAAGTCTTGCTACTACATTGTTTTCATCTAGGTGCTCCTTAGAGGCAAAGAAAGTTTCCTGCTTCCTGGCAAAGTCTACAGCTTGGTATGTTTTAAAAGCCTTAATCTTCATAATATCTCCTTATTTATCATCTGGCAGCTGCCCACGAATCAGAGGGCATTTGCTAAAATATGCTTTGTAAGTTCCAAAGAGAGATCGAACCACTCTTACCTCTCTATCTGCGATTAATTTTTTAGAGCAGACAATATCAGACACCTCGTCTGCTACCTTTTCCTTAACTGAGTGAGGACCGTAAATCCACCACTCCCCGTAGGCCAGGGACTTGTAAGTGCTTAATGAGATGCCCATACGGTTAGATACTCTGATCTCAATGTTCCTAATAATCTGCTGCCAGAGCTTTAACTGGCTCTCCACTTCCCCGCTCTCAAATTGGCCACGAAAGGTGCCTGAGGCTCTGTGAAACATCATAATTCCATTCTCTACCATGTACCTCTTTCCGGGCAGGGACTGTGCAATTATGGCTCCCATGGAGGCGGCAAAAATCGTAACCGTATGTAGGTTAGGTACTTTCTTAAGATGCTGAATCAGGGCTTCTCCCGCGTCAACAGATCCTCCAGGAGTGTCCAAAACTAGAAATATAGGAGCCTTTGGACTACGTCTCTTAGCTGCCTTTTCTACAATGGCCATCTGCACTTCTTGAACAGACTCATCCGTTACAGGTCCGCGCAGAGTTACTGTATTATGGGAAGTAAGTCTTAGCTCCCCTGCAAATAAACTACTCGCCAGCAGGCAAGTCAGAATCGCTGCTACTATCTTCAACATTGAGCTTCTCCTCTAGTTCTTTAGTTTTTTCCAATAATACTCTGTTAATTTGCTGCTGCTGACTAAACTGGATACTCAGGTCCTGAATAATCGTAATCAGCTCATTCTTTGCAAGTGGCTTTAGCCTCTTCTTTAGAGCCTGCTGAAACTCTTTTACCTCTTCCATTTTTTTCTTGTCCATACTCACTTTCCTCAAAATAGTTCGTCCACTACGCCATGCTCTAAGCACTCTTCAGCTGACATATACAAATCTAAATGCCTTCCTGTATGAAGCCAGAACTCTTTATCGGCTTCAGTAAACTCTTCCATTATAGAAGCCCACTGAGCCTCCTCCGCTTCCTGCTGAACTACTATATTCTTCATCTCCGAGTGCTTACCGCCCCCAACGTAACTTGCTTCGTGATGCATAAACCAGGCATACTGAGACATACGCCTTCTATCTCCCGCCGCAAGCACAGCCACTGCAGCACTCATAATGTGACCATAGCCCTCAGTCACTATCTTACACTTAGAGCTTTTAATCCTACCTACCATGGCCAGAGCCTCGTACACCTCTCCTCCTGGAGAGTTTATACGGATAGTAATAGCCTTTCTACTGCGAGACTCTAGCTCTGACATGCAAGCGTCAAGGTGATCAAAGGAGCCTTCGTCAATCTCTCCCGTAATCCTGATAACCCTGTTTTCAAGGTCACAGTTCCAGCTAAAGGAGTACTCTAACTGCAGCTGTTTCTTGTCTGCATCAGGATTCTGAGACGGCTTCTTCTGCGACTTCATCCTCGCCCTCCTGCATGTGATTAATCAGTATATATGGGTGATAAATCATGTTATAGCGAGGAGCTACCCTTTCAATTACCTTAGTGTGGTGAGTGTAGCAGGCCGCAGCGCCGGGGTCATGTTCAAACTGGTTAAGAAGAGTCTTAGCAATTCCAAAGCGTCGATAAGGATGTTTAACGTAGACGTAGTGAATCACTAAAATTCCGTCAATCCTAGAGGCAGCAATGTATCCATATATCTGACTCACGTCCTCTGGATTTACTGCTAGCAAGATAGTGCCCTGTTTAGCAATCTGCTCTAGAACTTTATGATGCTCTGAGAAGTATATTGAACTAGACACTGTTCTTGCAAATAGACTGTTCCTATAACTCTTTAACCACGAGTTAAAAACAAACCCAATATCTTCATCAGTGAAATGTCGTATTAGAACTGGCGGAGCTTGTTTCTGGCTCATCGTCTGCCCTCCATTCTGCCGTAAGGTTTAGATGAAGAGACAGGGGATTACCATCTTCGTCCTCTACCTCGTCTTCCAAGTGAATTTTTAGTTTAAGTTTCTCACTGCTTACATTTTTAAGACTATCGTAAACAGTCTGCTGCAAGGCTTGAATAATTTCTTCAATCTTCATTGCTTTCATTAGCAGACTCCTGTAATTTACTAGATTTTTGACGCTGTAAGGAAATGTCTAAAGCATACAGCTCTGGGGTAATAGAAAGAATACCTTCTATTTTCTTCTCTAGTTCTAATTTTTGGGATTGAAGTCTGGAAATTTTAGAGTCTAGATCGCCAAGCTGCTCACACAGTGCTCCATAGACTTTATCTACTTGTTCTTTAATCATGATATAACTCCTATCATTAACTTATACCGTCTTTACACGCTACTTCATTAATGTAGAAGTGTTTTTACTCTTCTGAGGCTGCCTTCATTAGCTCTTTTAGAACGTCTTTCTTATCTGAACTGTCAGGCAGAGACTTAATCATCTCCTTCATAAGTTCAACGTCAGAAAGCTCTGATCCGTCCTCATCCTTGGCACGTTCTCTGTTCTCTTTACTTAATTCTACGAGAGCCTTGACGTATCCCTGCAATACGCGAGCTTCCTTTAGGTCCAATGACCTGCCGACATGAACATTGCGTTTATACTTGGCTAATTCCAAGGCAATGACTGTTAGTGCGTCATCTAGCATGTTCTCTACCGCCGGAACTTTTATGACGTCTACAGGATCTACTTTAGTGCTCTCTTTTTTCACTAAATTTGACAATCTTTTTCTACTTCGAGTGCTCATATTACAGATGTTGCGCCGTTTGGACTAGTCTAGGTAGATGCGACTGCTCATCCACTCACCTACGTTCTTATCGTCCACGTATTCTAGGGGCTTTGTAAGCACGTAGTCTACATACTGCTCTAGTCCTAGGGCTTTAACTACTTTCTCTGCCCACATATGGCCGTTTGCAGACCAGACAATAATTGTAAAACCCCTGTCTACTTTGTGGTGGATCATAAGATCTATATGAGCCTGTATTCTGCTAAATCGACACTCCCTGCCTCCGTACATTAGGATCAGGTCGTCATGCCTTCCTGGGGTAGGTGGCTTAATAAGAGTAAGGTCCACGTCAAAAGGCAGTATCTTATCACTTTTAATAACTTTCACGAATCCTCCAAAGGCTTGTCTTTTTTAAACTTTCTAACGTGGGGCTGTATGTACACTTTTTTTACTTTGGAAAACCCAGGACCGTATCGTTGCAATCTTACGAATCCTTTTACGTCACATTTATCTACTCTTCTTGTAAACCCATTATGTAAAGTATCGTTTATAATGTGAACTTTAAATTTAGATTTATTTCGGTAAGTTTTTCCGGATATTTTTTTTCTATCTTTAGATTTTATTAAAGGAAAATTAAGGTCTTGGCCTATAGAATTTACCATTAAAACAGCATCTGTGAGAGCAGCATAAGTGTTCTTTTCATGAGATGGCCTATCTAGATCAATATCTATCCTCTCCAGGACTCTATGCCGTCCAAGTGAGGTGTCTACAATAAAAAAGCATCTATTATAATAATAGAAACCTTCTATTCCCTCAACTGCGCTAATTTTAGAAGGAAGCATTACGTAAATAACTTCGTCGGAAAAGTCCTCTGAAGGAACTATAACCTCTCCTTTAAGCCCTTTTCTTATATTTTGTATATGGTCAAAACTTGACTTAGTTAGATAGTAAATTTTAGTAGCGCCTAATGAATTACTCTGAAGTATATGTTCAAAGAAATCATCTACCCATAGCGACTTACCGGAGCTGGTTTCCTTATTAAATTTTTGAGGATGTATATTATTAAATCTCATGAATCCTCCAGAGTCTCTAATATGAACTCTCTTACTGTCCCGCTTGGCAGTCTAGATCCAAGTTGTGACTCTCTTTCCACCTGCCGCTCTATTGCCTGCTTAATACAAGTTTTATGATCAGCTAAACTGTCAATGTCTCCCAGCAGGTACTCTGCCACAGCTTTAGGCTGGTAGAACCATACAAAAAATTCCTTCTTATTCTTTCTGTGGGCAGTAAGCATTCCTATGCTGTCTTTTTCTAGCTGTTCAAGTAGCCGCCTGATATCCGAAGTCTCGCAGCCACTAATCTCTGACATAGTGTAAATGTGAGTCCTGATTGCATTTCTAGATCTGTTCTTTAAGTAGTGTAGTATCTTCTCCACGTCTAAACTCCTCTGCAAAATTTACTTCAAACACATGCTCGCCTTCTTCACAGGCACTCCTAGCCTCGTCTATATCAGTATAAACTTTAGGCTTAAAGGTCCAGCAATCTACAAAAAAACTGCCTACCTTCCACTTAAGACTTTTTCTTTGGGCCATAGTAAAACTCCGGGTTAGTTCCGTCCATGTATTCTTCCTGGGCACCGGGACAGTGTGATTCTAGATAGCCGCGTGTAAGGTTGAGTATATCTCCCCACTGTAGACCGCAGTCTACCATTGCCATGCAGGCCTCTTCTAAGTCAAACAGGGCTTTTTCCATCTTAGTCTTCAAGGTCATCTACAAGCACCCAGCCAGAATCAACTAGTACCTGCTCCACGTTAGCGTTAGAATCTACAATAAAACCTTCCTCGTGCTTAAAAGTAGTAGGAGACAGGACCAGGCCATAGATATCTCGGACAGGCTCCATCCACAGACTAGTAGCTGCTGGATCTTCCATAGTAAAGTATTTATTTTTTCTCATTGAACTCTCCATGAATAAGTTTAGTTAGTTCCCTGTCTAAATTAGAGAACATAGAATGTTCTATGCTCAGCTGCTCATATCCCTGCAGCACTTCCTTCATGTCTTGGAGCATAATACTTAGCCTTCCTAAGCTCTCTTCTATTCGCGTAAGTTTAGCTTCCTGATCTCTTAAAATGTCCTCACTTGTCATCATTGCTGTCTCCTAGAAAAAAACTTTGGTTTGTGGTAAGGCTGGGAGCTATATCTCTGCTACATTCATGAACCTTTATGGTCAGCTCTCTTGTCAAAGTGTCCCTGGCTTCTAATACAAGTAAACTTCCGGACAGGCTAATGTCTATGCTCTCATTACAGTCCATGTCTTTTAGGTAGTCCATGACTTTAAAAATATGATCGGCCTTTACTCTCACAGAACCTCCGTAGCGCCTACAGCTCTGAGCAGTGCTACACACACAGCCTTAGATAAGTTCCTGTTAACTTCACTTACTCCAGAAGAAGATGTGGTAGTAATGCAGACTTCATAGCTCTTTCCTTCAAAGGGCCGGACTTCAAATTCGAAGCCTGATTTAAGCAGTGCCTGCATACTACGCTCTACGTTGTTGTAGTAGTCTTCTGAATGAGCTACTAGGAAATTAAGTGGCTCTTCTCTTCCGTCCATATACTTTGCAATTAGTGCGTTTATATAATCAGATCTCGTCGTCATTTAGCGCCTTCATCGATAGAGGGTTAATAACTGGGCAGGTGTGCTTTACTTTAAATCCGTAACTCTCTAGCAGAGATGCGGTCTCCATTCTAAAATCAAACTTGTCCTGCTTCCACTTCAGCTTCTCGTCCTTAGACTCGTACTTGTCCCAGTGCTTGCGAACAATTTCTCTAATTCTATGCGCCGTGCTCAAAGAACACCTCCTTCATAAAAATTGTATCGTCAAAAGACTCCTTAGAACCACACTTAAAGCGTAAGTACTTTTCTACCTCGTCTGGGCCAAATTTGCAGGGAGTTATTTCTTTCATAAACTCACATACCTTCCGAGTCTTATACTCCGGGTTCTGTCTCATAAAGGCTCTTACACAGGCAGCCTCTTTGTCCTTCACACTGCCCTGCTCCATAACGTCAGGCTTCTGCAAGCCCATGATCACAGAAACACCTGTAACCGCTAGTGCAGGGATTATAACTGTCTTGACCATTTATTCCTCCTTATAAGAATAACTTTAAAAATTGCACTATTAAAAATATAATTAGCCAAGTATAAATAAACACAAAAACCGAGTCGGACATCTTCATCTACGACACCTGTATAGAGGAGACTCTTCCCGGTAGCATCTGTCCTTAGCCGTAGTTCCGCATGAAAATAGAGAAGCTAGCAGTATAGCCAGGGCAGGCCATAGGATAGCTTTTAGCAAATTTTCGTAAAATCTGTCCATACACTGATTAGAACACGGGCCAGGATAAGTGTCAAGATAAAAAAATGCCCCGGATCATTGCGACCCAGGGCTACGGATTTTTTAGACTAACCCCAATCCTTAAGCTTTTCAGACTCTCGAACCGGGCTACGCATAAAACTCCTAGTCGATTATGCGACCTAGGCAGCTACTAGGACTTAGCCCCCAGGAGGCTCCGCGGAACCTATCACTTATTTATATTGTCTCGTTTTGAGATTACAAATCCAAGTCTCTCGCCGTCCGGGGCCGCGATGAATTCCTCATCTGGATACACATACAGGGCTTCGCCCTTCCAGACGGGTCTGACGTAGCTAGAATCATGATCAGCAAAGTCAGGATTACCGCGCAGATGGATTTCTATTATCCTGCCGCCAATCATTTCCACATTAACTGTCTCATATCGGTTCAGTAGATCTGCTACCAGAGGACAGGGCCTTATCTGATCATCGACTTTCTGCCACTTAGACCATCGAGACAGGGTGCCCGCGTCCTTGAAGCCTTCCACGCATAAGATCTGCTTACCAGAGCTATAATCTACGCTAAGATGCCTTCCCTTAAACTCCTCACACCAGAAGTATCCCGGAGGTACTTCGTCCGTGCTGTGGCTTAAATACCTTCTGTGAGCTCCGAGGCCCATGCCTAGAAGGTTTAATACAGGCCGGACTATGTAGGTGCCGGGTCTTGGCACTGGAACGCCTGGAGGGCCTGCTACGTGGCCTAGACGCCGAGCCACCGAGAGCTTGTTGAATAGGTAGTTGTCGGAGCCTAGGCAGTTGAGATATGCTTCTATATCGTCCTTGAAACTTAGCACTGGGCTATATTCCCTTCTTTCTCACGTACTCGTACATCTCAGGAATTGGCAAAGGCATGAAATTAGCTCTAGGCCTAAAGTAGATGTAAAGGCCTTGTATAACCTTTGAGCACTTGAGCCTAAAAAGCCAGCGGGCTAGGAGGCTGAATGGTGTGGGATACTTAGCTCGGCCCAGAATGGTCATGCACTCTTTGTTCAGCAGGTCCGTGGTGTGGACGCCACTGGGATGGTGAGTATTCATAGCTCTAATTATCTCTGATTCTTTAACTGGCAGGGACTGCTTGTATATTAGAAGGACAGAGACGGTAGATAGAAGCAGGCCTATGTCCAGAATTAGGAGTAGGGGATACAAATACCAGAGACCTGCAGATCTGATTATCGAAGCCCAGGTACTCGGTCCGGCCCAGTCTACAATAGGAATCTTTTTCTTTTTCCACTCAAGGTCTTTCCAGTTCCAGAATAGACCTAGTCTCTTAATCAGTAGCACTCCTATCTTTCGGGCGAAGTAGCTATTGGCGCAGATCATGCTCTGAGAGTTGTCCCGGCTTAGTGTGCCTTCAGTACCCGAGCCTCTACTGGCATCGATGTGCCTACGTGGAGGGTTTAAGAGCTGCTCTGCTAAATACTTATCATCTCTCTCGTCCATGACCCTGATGCCCGTCACGTTCTCAAATAGGAAAACCATTCCAGTTCTTTGAGCGGAGTCACCTGCTCCTATATATCCCGGACGATCGTAGTAAACGTCTCCCAGCATTCCCCACTCGTCTATGTGAGGTTCAATCATTTTTTTGAAGTCTTTTGCCATGTCCTAGTCCTTTTATATTTTGATAAAAACACCCACTGCAGGCTTCTGGGTGTCTCTGTTAAGTCTTTGGTTTCTTGGGCAGCATATACCGCCTCTTGCCTATGGCCTCTGATAATGGCAGATCGTCCGGGATATATA